GATAATAGTAATAGTCCAAGGTTCAAATGTACGATCACCAGCAATTTGCAATTGACGACCACGGAATGGGATCGTAATTGGAGCAATAACAGATGAAGGAAGCTGAGCTGCTTTGATTAAGAAAGAAGTCAGTTCAACATCACCACCTGCATAACCAGGAAAGTTGACTGTTGCCTTGAACAGGTTGGAGCGTGCACCACCGCCAGTTAGTTTTGATTTAAAATCATCTACGCCTAAAATAGCCATTGTCTACCTCCTTATTGTCCAACAATTTCACTAAACTCTACACCAGTTCTTGTGGCAATAAAGTTAAGTGTAATAAAGTTAATAGAACGAGCAGGCTTGATGTAGATGTCTGCAACAAAACGATTTGTATCAATAACTTCACCAGTATTGTTTGTTTCATCACAAACAACCAAGAAGTCAGTAATACCACGTCTACCCTTAATGTCTCGTAAGAATGGTTCTACCAAGTTACGGAACTGAGCACGAGTAAATTCATCGTTGAATTCAAACAATTGGAACTTAGAAGCTGTTGCAATTGCTTTTTCAAGGACGATAAACAATCTACGTACGTTAATACGATCGAATGCACTCGGCTTGGAAAGAGCTGTTTTGTCACCAAAGAGGACAGTACCTTCACCAGGAAAGCTAACAATTGGATTGATACGTGCTTTGTACATATCATCACGATCTGCTTTCTTAGGATTGAACGCAAGCTTTGTAACACCTAACAGTTGTCCACGGTTAAATCCAGCTGGAGAGAACCATGCGTCTGCTACGTTATCTGTATTTGCGCAAAGACCAGCTACGTGGCCAGATGCGGAAATCCAACGATACACATCATTATACTTGTCATATACGTATAGGGCAGAAGAATCAACAACTGCATAAGAAGTTGAAGTTAACTGATCAGCCCAAGCAATGACCGAAGTAGCAGGTGTGTTACTATTTACCGAATCTGCAATAGCGGGTGAAAGGAATACAACTGCATCCTTACGACCTTCTGCAATCGCAATCAGGTTATTTGCATGAGTAACTGCATCGCCGGCTGCAACTGAGCAACCAATGATTAAGTTTACATCGATAGTTTCAGCATCGCCAAAAATATCATAGCCTGTTTGTAATTCGCCCACGGTAGGAGCGTTATCATCAGTACCAGCAGTTAGAGAATAATCAATTGCGGCAGTTACTGTAGTAAATGTTTGGCCAGCGGCCGCATTACCTTCATCTGTCAACGTGGTTGGAGTACCAGTTGCCCAGACGTATCTTGAGCCGTTATTGACTACTTCTCTCCAGTAGTTATTAGTACCATCACTTGCTTTTGCGTCAGAAGCCTGAGATGCGAAAGCAAAAGTTTCTAAGACTGTGTTTTCTTCGCCAGTCCATTCGCCGTCTTCGTCAATTACTACAATGTGAACTTCGTCAGCCGAGCCACCTTTATTTGATACAAAATCAGATGTACCAGGAGCAGCGTCGAATTGATCTTTATAAGCCCAGTTATTGAAAGCAGTTGAGTTAGCAGGACAGATGGAAACTTTAAGTGAGTTACCAAGTACTCCTGGATATTTAGCAGCTACGATTACTGATGATGGGAATACTGTGTTATCAAAATCGTTTTCATTCGAAATATTGATAGTAGCAGTGCCATCGTTACTTGCGTTTTGGTTACCGGTAGCAACACGAACAACACGCAAAGAGTTGCCGTATTGCAAGAATGCAGCAGCATTCATGAAATAATTAAAGGTGTCATTATTAGGTTTGCCAAAGACTTCGACGAGTTCTTTTTCTGAACCAATTGTTCTAACCTCTTCAACCGGTCCCCACTGGAATGCGCCAGCAATAGCACCAATAGAAGTTGAAACAGCAGGAACAACATTCGTCAAGTCGATTTCTTTAACCTGTACACCAGGTGAGACTTGAAATGCCATAGGTTTTCCTCTTCAGTTTATGTTAATAAGTTTTGCATAATACGATGTTTTTCATATTATTATTTATAAATAATGGTATCTCATCAGTACATGCCGG